TTTTTTTAAAGTTTTGATAATTGCACAAGTGCAGGTAGTTATGCAACAAGTGCAACAAATCCAACGCAACATCACACAAGTGCAACTAATTTAAGGAGAATGTTCACATTATGTCTAATGTACAAACCAAACAAAAGATAACCCAAGAACAACTAGAAGAATTAATTAAAGTTGGAGTTGGGGGTAAATTTAAAAACAAAGAAAACTACGTAGAACTAGTAACCAGAGAGCTTGAGTTTGAGCAGTCCATGCTACGGGGTGGAATAGATAGGTTTCGTAAAACCATATCTGAAGCTCAATTAAAAAGGCAAGAAAGCACCACGTTATATGGCCTAGTGTTACAGCAAAAGTACATCACTGAATTATCTAATTTAATTAATGATGATGTACTGAAGATGTCTAGTGGTGAAGCAGGTAACCATCAAACCGCATTAAAACTGGTTGTTCAGTGTCTTCCTGAACACAAAGCTTTTAATGAAAAAAAACAGTTTATAGCAGGTAATCCAAGTATATGGGATAGCGTGTCTCTAATTGTACTTAAAAACACAATAGACGGTATTTCTGATGAGACTACACTCAATAAACTATCATTACAAATTGGCACAGGATTAATGCACGAAGCCAGAATAAATAGGTTTCAAAAGGATAATCCAAAAGAGTTCAAAAATGTAGAGAAAAGGCTACAAGGTAAGAATATTCCTCAGAGTGCTAATCGTTATCAATATAAAAGCAAAGTATGGGCTTATTGTATAAACAAGCACAAGTTGCAATTTGATGATTGGGGTAAAGAAGGTCGTCTACATTTAGGTGTTAAAATGGTCTCTTATTTAGAGAACTTAGGCCTAGTGAAACATCAAAATAGAAAGCTTAATAAGACTAAAACCGTCACTTATGTTGAAGCTACTCAAAAAATTATTGATGAGATTAGAAACTTTAATATCAGAAACGAAGCTCTTTATCCAAAATACTTACCTATGTTAATGCCACCTAGAGATTGGGAAAGTCCATTTATAGGCGGCTACTATGGAAGAAAGTTTAACGAACTTAACAAAGCAGAAGATGTCATCAAAGACTTAGAAAAAAAAGGAGTAAAATAAAATGCACTACAATTTAATAAAACAATCTAACAGAAGATACTTAGAAGAACTGCATAATCGTTTTCACGAAATGCCAAAAGTTGTTCAATCTATAAATACAATGCAGAAAACTGAATGGGTGATTAACAAACCTATTTATGATGTTATTAAAACTTGTATTGATAAAGATTTATCTTTAGGTCAGTTACCTGTTAATCCTGAAGCAATAGAACTTCCACCTAAACCTTTTGATATTGCAACAAATGAAGATGCAAAAATAAAATGGAAGCGAGAAGCTCAAAAGGTTTACAGAGAACGGGCTAAATCTAAATCTAAATATATTCAGGTCAGGCAAATTTTAAATGAAGCTGAGTTCTTTTTAAATGGTGATGGATTTTATTATCCATACCAATTAGATTTTAGAGGCAGGATATATCCAAAACCTGCAATGCTCTCACCACAAAATGCAGATTACTCTAGAGCTTTACTTAAATTCAAAAAAGGTAGGCCAATGGGTGATGATGACCAAGCCTTTGTAGATTTTGCAATTGCAGGTGCAGGACTTTATGGTGAAGTTGATAAAGAAGAACTTATGGTTAGAACGGAATGGGTTCAACAATACCATGATAAGTTTATTGAATGTGTAAGTGACCCACTTATCCATACTTGGTGGGCAGATGCAGATAAACCTTTTTCTTTTTTGGCGTGGTGCTACGAATACAAAGCTTTTGTAGATAGCGATTATTCACCAGATTTTATTACAACACTACCACTGCAATCTGATTGTTCTAACTCAGGACTTCAACATTACAGTGCTATGATGAGAGATGAGATAGGCGGTAAAGCTACAAACTTAATTCCATCTAATAGACCTAATGATGTTTATGGTTTAGTTGCAAATAAAGTTATAATGAAACTAAGAGATAAAAATTGTGAGATGTCTAAAAAATGGTTGGACTATGGAGTAGATAGAAAGCTTTGTAAGAAACCTGTGATGTGTCTACCATATTCTTTAACGCAATACTCTTGTAGGCAATACTTACAAGACCATGTTGAAAAAGAACTTATTGAAAGAAATAAACAACATGACTTTGGTGAAGATTTATTTAAAGCCACCAACTGGTTAACGCCTATTGTTTGGGAAGCTATCAACGGTGTGATTAAAGGTGCAAAAGAAATTATGTCCTTTTTAAAAACTGTATCAAGATTAGTAGCTACTGAAAATTTACCTGTCACTTGGACAACGCCTTTAGGTTTGCCAGTGTTTATGTCCTGTTACAAAAGAGAAAGTAAACGTGTGAAAACTAAAATGGGTGATAGTATTGTTAAGTTATCTTTGTCTTCAGAAACAACTAACATAGACAAAAGAAAAACTGCACAATCTATTTGTCCTAATTATATCCATAGTTTAGATGCTTCAGTATTACAGTTAGCTGTATGCAAAGCTTCTGAATATGGTGTAGATGAATTTAGTTTAATTCACGATAGCTTTGGTGTTGTAGCACCTGACGTACAGAAAATGGGTAAAGGCCTACGTGAAGCCTTTTGTGAAATATACGAAAAAGACGTTCTAGCTAATTGGGCTATGGAAATGAAACAGATGCTTTCTGAAAAGAACTCTAAGAAGTTTCCTAATTTACCTGAAAAAGGCAATCTTAATCTAGAATTAGTCAAGGATAGCGTGTTTTTCTGTGTGTAATTATTTGCACTTGTGCAATTAAGTTCCACTAATGGCTACACTAACAGTTAACAAAGGAGTTATTTATGACTGAAGCCAAAACAAACATAAGTGAAATTGGTGAATTTATTTACCCACACTTAACTAAGCCTGACACTCGTTTTGACGAGGCAGGTCTATATCAGGTGACTTTAAAAGTACCAGAAGCAAAAGCTAAAAATATGATTAAGCTTTTTGATGAAGCTATGGAACATTCTGTAGCTGAAGCTGAAAGCAAAGCTAATGGTAAAAAAATAAAAGTAGCACCTAAACCGTACCAAATAAATGACGGTTATGTTTTCTTTAAATTTAAAATGAAAGCAACAGGAATAAACAGAAAAACTAAAGAACAGTTTGTTCAAAGGCCTGTAGTTTTAGATGCAAAGAAAAACCCAATATCACAATCAACTGTAATATGGGGTGGTTCTGAAGGCAAAATAGCATTTGGCCTAAGACCTTATTATGTAGCATCATTAGGAGCTGGTGTAACAGCACAGCTTAAAGCAGTTCAAGTTATAAAACTTGTTGAAGGTGGTGCAAAACAATTAGACCTTTTTAAAGAAGAAGAAGGTTTCGAAGCAACAAGTCAGGAGACTGTGTTCAATGAAACGACAGAAGTTCAAGCGAATACAGATTTCTAAGACTGTTACTTTAAAATCAGGATTGGAAGAATTAGTTTTTAACTTTCTTAAAAACAACTCTTGTGTCTTTGGGTATGAAAGTATGACGATTAATTTCTTCCAACCTGAAACTAAAAAAACTTATAAACCTGATTTCCCAATTGATAATTGTTTTATCATAGAAACTAAAGGTGCTTTCAATAGTGCCGATAGAAAGAAAATGAAATTAATAAAACAACAAAATCCTGACTTGGATATTCGTTTTATTTTTTCTAATGCTAGAACTAAAATTGGAAAGAAATCTAAAACTACTTACGGCAAATGGTGTGAGATGTTTGGATTTCCTTATCATTGTGTTTATTCAACTAAAGTTCCTTTACCTAAAGAATGGTTGAATGAAATTAAATTAAATCAAAAAATAAATGGAAAAGTGATTGACGCTATTCAATCTGACAAGATTAAAAAAGCTTTAAAAGATAATCACCCATTAAAGGAGTTAGAAAAGTAATGGCAAGAGAACAAACAAAATATATTGTCATTCATTGTTCTGCAACACCACCTAATATGGATATTGGTGCAAAAGAAATTGACAGATGGCATAGAGAGCGTGGTTGGTTAAAGATTGGTTACGGTAAAGTTATTAGAAGAAATGGAACTGTAGAACAAGGTCGAGCTGATGATGATGTTCAAGCTCATGTTAAAGGTTATAACCACTGCTCTTATGGCGTATGTATTGTTGGCGGAAGTAATGAACACGATATTAAATTAGCAGAAGATAATTTTACTGCTGAACAATGGGAAAGTTTAAAGAAAGTTTTAGAAGAACTTTTAGAAAAATATCCTGACGCACAAATCGTTGGTCATTATATGTTAGACGAAAGAAAAACTTGTCCTAATTTTAATGTCAGAGAATATTTACTTAACGAAGATGTTAAAGGTTACAAATTTCAAGACGGTCTTACTGATGATGCTGACTTAGCAGAATTAGAAGATGAACAGCAATAAGTTTCTCCATCATTCTCCCTGTGAAAATTGTGGTAGCAAAGATAATTTAGGTGTCTACGAAGACCATACCTATTGTTTTGGTTGCCACGATTATCACAAAACAAATGGGGAACTTCCTACCCAAATAGTAAAACCAAAAATAATTTCAGATATGATTGACGGAATAGTCGAAGCATTACCCAAAAGAAAAATAGATAGCGATACTTGTTATAAGTTCAATTATCAAACATCTATCTATAATAATAAACCAGTTCAAATAGCAAACTACTACGATAAAAATTATAACAGAGTTGCACAAAAACTTAGATTTGCAGATAAAACATTTAGATGGTTAGGTGAACCAGATAAAATTACTTTATTTGGACAGAACCTTTGGAGAGATGGTGGTAAAACAGTTATTGTTACTGAAGGTGAAATAGATTGTTTAAGTGTAAGTAAAATTCAGAACAATAGATTTCCTGTTGTATCAGTCCCATCAGGAGCTTCTTCAGCTAAGAAATATATTAAACAAGAATTAGAATGGTTAAGTAAGTTTGAAAACATTGTGCTTATGTTTGACCAAGATGAAGCAGGTACAAAAGCTTCCATTGAATGTGCTAAAATATTACCAGTTAAAAAAGTAAAGATTGCAAGATATACAGCTAAAGACCCAAATGAACTTTTGCAAAAAGGACAAGGCTCTAAAATTTATGATGCAATATGGGAAGCTAAAGCTTACACACCACAAGGAATTATAGAAGGTCATCAAACAAAAGAACTATTATTAAAAGATGACTACGTTGAAACTATTCCTTATTTTTGGAATGGTTTAAATCAAAAGCTTGGTGGTATTAGACCTAGTGAGCTTGTGTTACTTACAGCAGGTTCAGGCACAGGTAAATCAGCAGTATGTAGAGAGATTGCTTTTAGTTTAATTAATCAAAAAATTAAAGTTGGTTATATTGCTTTAGAAGAAAGCGTTAAAAGAAGTTTGAGAGGATTAGTAGGTTTAAAATTAAATAAACTACTTCATATACCTAATGTCAAAAAAGAAATTTCAGAAGAAGAACTAATAAAAGCTTGGGAAGAAATAAATGATTATGTTTGTTTCTACGACCACTTTGGTTCTACAGATAGTGAAGATTTATTAAATAGAATTAGATATATGGTTCAAGCCTTAGATTGTAAGGTTATATTCTTAGACCATATCTCAATCGTTATTTCAGGTTTAGCTGATGGAGACGAGAGAAGACTTATTGATAATACAATGACAAGTCTTCGTAAGCTCGTTGAAGAAGTTAAATGTGCAATGTTTGTGGTCTCACATCTTAAAAGACCAGAAGGTAAGAACGGCCATGAAGAAGGTGTTCAAACTTCGTTATCTCATTTGAGAGGTAGCCATTCATTAGCACAATTATCAGACGCAGTTATTGGATTTGAAAGAAATCAACAAGATGAGATTGCCAATAACATTATGACTGTAAGAGTTTTAAAAAATAGATTTACAGGAGACACAGGTATTGCTTGTGATTTAGTTTACAATAAAGATACAGGCCGTCTGACTGAAGGTGAGTTTAGTGAATGATAAAATGCTCACTAAGTTCATATTATCTTACTTAATTGAAAAGCAAGATTACCTAGAGCTTTCAAAAAAACAACAGCAGTTAGTATTTGAAACTTGTCGTACTATTATGACTGCTATTTATAACGCAATCAAACACGACAATGTTTACCCAATTATAATGTGTGGTGACCCAGAAGCACAACTCATAATCAATAAGGCATTAACGAGTGTTGAAGGTTACTTACCAAGCATTGATAAAATTACAGTTCATACAATTCAATAAAATGGAGTTAGTATTTGATGTAGAGACCAATGGGTTTCTAGATAAAGTAGACTTTAAAATTCATTGTATTGTCTTCAAGGATATTCAAACTAAAAAAGTTTATAAGTTTAATCCTGACAATCTTAATGAATGTCTAGAGTTGCTAAACAAAGCAAAAGTTTTAATTGGACATAATATATTAGGATTTGATTTACCTGCACTAAAGAAACATTTTAATATTATTTTTAATGGTAAAGTTTTTGACACACTTCTTATATCAAGATTAATATTTACTAACCGACTTGATGATGATTACAAATTAAAAGAGTTGCCACCTAAGTTATATAATAAATTTTCGTTAGAAGCTTGGGGTTATAGACTAGGTTTAAGAAAAGGCGATTATCAAGAACAAAATGATTTTGAAACATACAATCAAGATATGCTTGATTATTGTGTTCGTGATGTAGAAGTTACTTATTTACTTTACCAAAAGATTTTAGCGGAAAAATATTCTGACAAAGCAATACAGTTGGAACATGAGTTTGCTAAATGGATTAGAAAACAAGAAGCATACGGAATATGTTTTGATGAGACGACTGCTCAGTCGCTTGTATCTATCCTTACAAAAAGAAAGCTACAGCTAGAAGAAGAACTAGCTGTAGTCTTTCCAGCTTGGGAAAAAGTTTTAGGTTATAAAAGATATAAAAGAGATAATAAGAAAAGAGGAATTAAAGCAGG